GCGGAACATTCTGTAATACTCGTTGTCGCGTCCACCGACAGCACCGCCACCAGCGTTTGCACCTTCGGAGAATGGGTTCGCAACGATACCATAACGTGTTTTGAAACCAATTTTTGGTTGGAAAGTTTCTGGACCAACTGCGCGTACCATTTGTAGCGGTACATATGGGCAATAGAAAAGTCCAGCATCGTAAGGTGAAGTACCTTTGTATCCGACACAAGCGATTTCATATGCACCAGCAGCATCAAAATATGGATCGATATAAACACGCATTTTACCGTTTAATACACCGGCGAATGTTTGTCCTGTATCGTCTACTGAGATACCGTTGTTTACTGCGAGAGCAGGGTTATGGTCTAGTACACCAGCCATTGACAGTGCAGATGCAACATCAGATGAACATACTAGCATGTTACCTTTACCACGGCGTGTTGCTTTTGCGATTGCATTTGCTTCACGTTCGATTTGGAAAAGAAGTCCTTTCCACTTTTCTGCACTCCAACGACCGTCTGCATCGGCAGAAAGATCGAAGATACCAGGCTTTACAGTATTTGCAGAACCTACTTTGGCACTGGAGTATACTGTGCGGATTACTTCGCGGTTAATTTCTGCCATAATTTCTGTTGAAAGAATGTTAGAAAGTTCTGACTCGGCGTCAAGTCCGTGGACTGCTTTCAAGTCTTGTGCGAGTTCCATTGTGTATTCTGCTTTGAGAGCGCGTGATTTTGCAGTCACTGTAATTCTCTCAATTGAGAATGCCATCTGATTAAATAGTCCAGATGTACCCATTGGATTTGAAGTACCATCACCCAGTTCTTCTGCATTAGCAGTTGTACCACCAACACCAGTTGTTTGTGAAGCACCAGATACATCTACAGCTGTTCCAGTTGCAAAGGTCATACCAGCAAATGGGTCAGTTGAAGAATGAGTACCAGTACCAGAATGGTCTGTGTCTGCTTCATTATAGAATGCTTCAGCACCTGTTTGGTTTGTGTAACGCGAACGCATTGCAAAAATCAAACCTGTTGGGCCGGACATTGGTTGAACACCTAACAGGTCATAAGCCATTAGGTTAGGCATTGAACGTCTTACCAAAGAGATAAGGACAGGATCCATACCTTTGATATTACCTTCACCACCAGCAGTTGGTGACATACCACCACCGACTACATTAGTTTCGTTAAGCATTGCAGCTTCTTCTGCTGCAGCTTTTTCTTGGTTTTCTAGAAGAATAGCGGTTACTGCTTTCTTATAAGTATCCTTAATCTCTGGTAGATCGGGATGCTCAATAATTGGCTTCCACTTCTCCTGAAGTTGGTCTGACTTGTGCATCTCTGTGTACATCTTAGTCTCCTCTTAAAAAGTTTAGTTTATTGTTTCAGTTTTATAACTTCAATATTATTTATAAAATATTAATTCTTAGCAAACCTAGTAAGTACAGATGCATAGTGATCCATTACTGTAGGGTTACTTACCTGTTTGGAAGCTTCTTCTTGTATTACTACAGGGGAATCTTCTAGCGCAGTTTCTGCCTCATTTTCGTCTGTGATATCAGACTCAACCTCGGTATCAGTTGGGAAATAGTTTTCCTTGATAACTCCTAGTTTTGTAGATAAATCATCAGTAGAAACAAATTCAACACCTTCACTAAGTGAACGTAGTTTCTCAGATTGTGTAAGAGTTAAACCCTCTGTGATATCTCGAAGTACAAGTTCTTTTTGTAAATCTTCGATTTCTTTTGAAAGATCGACACTCTTAGTGATTTCTTCGTCTAACTTAGTTTGGGTTTCTTCTAGACTAGAAAGTGAGTCTGTGTATAGGTCTACTTTCTCTTCTGGAATATCCACATAATTCTCTACGAATACTGATTTAAGGCCTGAAATGAAATTTTCCATAATTTCAAGTTTCAATCCGTTTTCAACAGCAAGTTTGTTTTCGTCGAGCCATTCTTTAGCAACATATGTTAAATACTCATCAACTTTTTCAGAAATCTCTGTTCTAATTTCAACAAGATTTTCTTCTAGAGTTTCCTCATATTTTGCATCAATTTTTTCTACGTCTTCATTAATCTTTTCTAGACCTGCTGCTTCAAACATTGTCGTTGCAGTAGTTTTAAACTCTTCTGAAAGGTCTTGGCCATCAAGCATAGCTTTCATATGCTCCTGAACATCAATGTCTTCTTTAGACATCTTTTTACCTTTTTTCCAAGTTTCTTTCTTTTCTTTTGATTTGGAAGCATTCAACTTATATGTTTCATCTGTTTTATCTTCTTCATCAATTTCTTCTGAAGTTTCATCAGACTTTGCTTCTTCCAAAGTGTCATCTGTTGTTACTTCTTCTGAACTTTCCTCTGTATCTACTGTTTCAAGAACTTCAGTGTCCTCTACAACAACTTCTTCTACAACGGACTCTTCAGAAACGGTATCTAAATTTTTATCTGCCATTTTTTA